TAAGGTGCCATGTAAGCCTGATGAATGTAAGGGTTGTGATGAAAGCGAAAGTTATGAGAAGTGTTCTCTTAGGTGGTTCATGCAAGTAGTTTAGAGGAGGAGAAATGACTAATAAAGAGCTTTTGGAATGGGTGAAAAAGTGGAAAAAGGGGGCGATGGATTGTTCCATGGAAGCAAACCTAGCCTTTTACTCTCTCTCTTCTCTCCTCTCTGAGCCAACGGATGAGGAGAGAAAGAGAAGACTAGAATATTTTGATTGTGCATGGAGTGGAAACAATTATAAACCTCCATGTGATAACAAAGATTGTTCAGAATATAGAAATGGAAAATGTCTTCAAACTCGGGAAAAAATCCGTTCCCTTATCTTAGACAAGAAGCCGAAGATAAGTAGGGAATTTTTAGAAAAGTGGGCACATTGGCCTATTTTCCCTAGGCTTATTTTGGGAAAGAGCAAAAAATAAAAGGAGGTAAGACAAATGGCAGAAATAAAACAAATCAGAATCCGGCTGGCAGAAATGCGGATGAAGATTAATAGCATCCTAGATTCGGAATTGGCATTTTTAGACATGGAGGATTTGCGTCTGGAAAAAGAGGGGCAACCAGTCAAGAATGGCGTTCGAGCATTGCCACCGATTGATGATACGAATGAAGACGAGCCGATCCCGATGGAGATTATTGTCAATAAAGGAAAGCCAGAGAAGGATTAAGGAGGAAAAAAATGAATGAATCTTTGGCTATTAGCTTAATCGTGGTTATTACTTTTATTGCCTGTCTGATTCTTTGGGTTTTTACGCCAGAGAAAAGAGGTAAAAATGAAAAAAAACATTAATCATTTCTGGTATTCAGAAAAACAAAAAAAGTTGCTAAAAGAATTAGGAAATAAAGTAAAAATGTCGGTGAAAATCAAAAATAAAAGAGTAGAATTTACTGAATTCCAGGAGAATGGAAGAAAAAATCCTATCAGAAAATGGAATGATTATAAATATTTAGGACAGCTATCTGATCATGATGTTGTAGCGACTTTAGAAATTGAAAGGATAAAAGCATGATTAAAACAGGAAAAGCTATAATAATCATGGGCTTCTTATTGCTTGCTGGGTTAGCGCTTGGAATTAGAATAGGGGCTACTATCCAAAAAGCAAATTACCTGAATGAACTAAAAGCAATAACCGAAGAAAACGAAAGGCGGATTGAGCTATTGAATGAGCGGATTGACGAGCTGAAAGAGATGATAACCAATGCTGAAAAGATGATGATAAAAACGGGGATTGCCTCTTATTATGCAGAGCCTTTTCATGGGCGACAGACTGCCAGCGGTGAAATTTTCGACAAGAATAAAATGACAGCCGCCTCAAGAGACTTGCCTTTCAATACTTATTGGCGAATAATGAACATGAAAAACGGTTTATCTGTAATTGTAAAGACAAATGATAGGGGCCCATTCATCGGTAATAGAATTATTGATTTATCTGAAGCTGCTGCCGAAGCAATAGAGATGAAAGAACAGGGAATCTCCAGGGTGAAAATAAGTCCGATATTAAATGCCAAAGATTAGACATAGAATAGCTTGTATTCGATGTGGAGACATTGTCGTAGCTCCCTTTTCGGTCTCAAAGTTATGCGTCAAATGTCGGGTTTATAGTTATGGCGATAGATACATGAGGCAATATAAAAGCTATCGGCAGCGGAAAAAACCAGTCCTGGGCATTTGCTTTCGATGCAAAAAGAAGTATAGAATAACAAATAAGCGAGACCCAAAATATTCTTATTGCAATAAATGCAAGGTAGAGGTTAACAACTTATCGGATGGCTTATATTGGATAAGCAGGGGAAATATTTAAATAATAGGAGGTAAGCATGGACACCGCCTTGTTAATCGGCATGGTATTGACAATCACTCAGGTGATTAAAAGCTGGGGAATCCTAGCAAAGATTTCGCCGGTAATTATTTCCGTAATCATTTCAATTGGTGTTGTGACTTATAAAGCGATAGAAACTGGACGTCAATTTGATGCTGCATTGTTGGGCATTTTGATTGCGGTTATTCTCGGTGCAAATGGAGCGCACAAACTAATTAGAGGATAACAGAAGAAATAATTAGCACTTGACAGATTAAGTTTTTTATGAATTTAATATTGTCAAGGTGGCTAATACTAATCTAAGAATCGATTTTTTCTATAAAATCTCAAAACTTATAGTTGAAGCTTACCTTCAAGACATTAAAGTCTTTCCTTTCTCTTTTTTCCGTACACCAGAAGAACAGAAAAAATTATATAATCAGGGATTATCAAAATGTGATGGAATCGTAAAAAAATCCAAACATCAACTATGGAAAGCAATAGATTTGATGATCTTTAAAGATGGCAAAGGTATTAATATCCGCACTCCTGAATATGAGAGGTTGGGTGAAATATGGAAAAGCCTGAACGGAATATGGGGGGGGGAATTTAAAAATCGAGACGATATTTTCCACTTTGAGATTTAAAGATGAGCATAATAGAAAGCGTTTTAGCAATACTAAATATGTTTTATGAAGTATTTAAGGCACTGCATAAAGATAACTTGGAGGTCTTTGAAAAGGAATGGAAGGAAGATGTTGATAAATTTGTTAAGGCACTCAAAGGCAGGGCAACAGGCGATCCGGTGGTTGTGGCGAATTCTAATCGTGACCTTGCTTTTTTGCTTACTAAATATAGCAATCGCTTGTAAAAAGCCAGAACCTGTTTTTGTGCCGATAGATTCAAACATCCAGCGAATCTTGGATATGAAAGATTTCGATTCACTTCTTTTTCTGTATTTCCAGAGTTTAGGAAGGGCAAAACATCTTGAACTCCAACTCAAAGAATGTCAAGGGACGAAATAAATAAAATGTCATATGCTCATGGCTTTCAATGGACAGAAGATAAAGTAAAAGACCTAAAAGACCTGAAAATCCTTGGCTTTAAAGACGTAGATGTATCTAGAATATTATCTAAAAAATATAGTCGTGATGTTTCTATATCTTCAATAGTGGGCGCAAAAGCTAGATATGGACTTATGCAATATCTTTTAGATATAGATCCACAAATAAAAATCTATAAAAACCTTGAACTCAAAGACGACAATTATATGATAAGTTGTGATTATCATGCACCTTATTTTTCTGAACTCTGGGTGAACCGTTTGCTTGCGATTGCCGATAAATTCAAGATCAGAAAGAATATTATTATTGGCGACCTGTTTGACTTTGATTTTATCAAACATTATTACGAACCTGAGCAAAGGGACTTAGATAAAGAAATCAAATATTCCGAGCCGGTTATAAAAGCGCTCGATTATTTTGACGAAAACATTCTACTTCAAGGCAACCACGAGCGACGCATAGGCATTCAGACAAACTCACTTATTCAAGCAAAGCATTTATTCGGGGTGTTTGGTGCTGAGATCTGGAATAAGAAATTCAAGTATTCCGATTATGATAAATTGAATATCGGGAAAAGCTGGTTATGTATCCACCCCAAAAGCTATTCTCAAGTCAGCGTCTCAGTAGCCAGGCGCATGGCAGAGAAGTATCATAGGAATATAATTAACGCGCATGGACATTTTGTTGGCTCTGGATTTGACAGAAGCGGAAAATATATGGCAATAGATTTGGGCGGAATGTTTGATGACAAAAAGGTTGGATATGTCAATCTAAGCTCAACGACTCACCCCGCGTGGAATTTGGGGTTCGGTGCAATTCTGAATAATCATTTTTATCACTTTAACGAAATGACAGATTTTACTTTTTGGCTGAATGGAAGAGGAGTATAATAATGCCTGAACCAGGGTTAGCTTTAATATTGGATGGCGCAACTATAGGATTGATAATAACAAATGTAGCATTAGTAGCGAAATTGATTATCGATAAAAGAAACAATAAAAAGAATGGAAAACCATGCGTTGAACATGGAAATAGATTGACAGCGCTCGAAACTAATGAACAAAACATTGTGAAAGCAATCGATAAATTTACTGAACAAAACAGAAATGATCACGAGAAAATATTCGATATACTTAGAAATGGGAGATGATTATGATGGCCATTGATGAGATAAATGGGGTCAGGGCATTTCCTCCTTTCCCCTGGCCCCCCGGTTATTTTGAAAGATGAAAAAAAACGATAATAAACGAAAACGATTCATTCAAGAATATCTGCTTGTAAAAAAATTATGGGCTTTACGAGAAATAGGAAAACATTTAGGAATGTTTGGGACTATGAGAAAATGGCGAAAAATTAAAATAAATCCTAATGTAGTATTTTTTATTTTTGCAAATTATTTAAGAGATAATATCGCAATTTATCAAAAAATCGCCTTTGCTATGCTTCTTGATTATTATCTGCCGAAATGGAGAAAAATCGTTGGCGATAAAATTCTTGGGCCAGTTGTAGATAGAAATTCAAAAGAAATAGCGAGATGGAAAAATGCGGTTTTAAAACGAGATGGAAAATGTATTGAATGTGGAAACAAAGATAAGCTCGAAGTTCACCATATAATTCCCTGGATTATTGCACCCGAGCTGAGAACAGATATTCAAAATGGTGAGACCTTATGCCAGAAATGTCATTCAAAAAAGAAAATATGAAAACAAAAAATAAGAATTTAACAAGATTACAAGCTAAATTTCTTAGTCTTTATTTGACAAATCCTGGAATGAGTGGAGCCGAGTGCGTAAGAAAGGCAGGATATAAGACGAAATATCCTAATAAAATCGCAAATCAATTACTGGACAATAATAGACTTTCAAAAAAAATAAAAGCAGCACAAGAAAAATTAAGAAAGAAAACCGAGATTACTCAAGACATGGTTATTAAAGAACTTGCTATTCTAGGTTTTTCAAATATAAAAAATCATATAGAGGTAGATGAAAATACGGGGGCTATCCGAGCTAAAGGATTCGATCAAATGCCAGGAGATTCAAGTCGAGCATTAGAATCAATTCAAGAAGATAGGGCAATAAAAGAAAATGCCGATGGTAGTTCTGTTACGGTTTATGACAAGATAAAATTTAAATTACATGACAAAATTAAACCACTTGAACTTTTAGGGAAGCATTTGGGAATGTTTATTGATAAACATGAATTTAGTGGTGAGATTCCAATCCTGATCAAATTTGTTCCCGCGGAAGAAAAGAAAAAGAATGGATAATATTCAAAGTTATACTGAGGTTGAATGGCCTGTTACGCCAGTGTTTATTGCTAATCAGAATACTAAAGAGACAACAGTTGTTAATATCGGCGGGGCAAGGTCGTCTAAATCTTATTCAATCCTCCAGCTTTTTATTGGCAAATTTATGTCTGAACGGAATAAAAGTTTTTGCACTACACGAAAAACATTGCCGGCATTGAGACAAACTGCTTATAAAATGGCGATCGATATGTTAAAGGAAAAGAAGATTTATGGTCGAGTCGAACATAATAAATCAGAGAATACGCTGAAGCTGAATTGGCTAAATAATTGGTGGCTATTTACCTCAATTGACAATCCAGAAAAAATCAAGAGTTCTGAGTTTAATTATATCCACATGGAAGAAGCGAATGAGTTTACGTATGATGATTATCGGATATTGAAACTAAGGCTTTCCGGGCAAACAAAGGAGGGCGAGAAGAATCAAGTATTCTTATCATTAAATCCTTCGGATGATCGTGGTTGGATCAAAGAGGAATTAATGCAGAAAGAAAAGTGCGATATTATTCATTCAACGTATTTAGATAATCTTAAATTCTTGCCGGCTGAATATATCAAAGAGCTTGAGATGCTAAGAGAGCAGGATGATACTTATTGGAAAATATATGGGCTTGGAGAATGGGCTGCTATTAAAGAAATTATTTATAGACCGCTCGAGATGGTTGATGCTTTCCCTGTTGTTGAAGATGAAATTTATGGCTTAGATTTTGGTTATAACAATCCAAGCACATTGATAAAAATAGGGTTAAAAGAATTGTCGGCATGTTTAACAGAACTTATCTATGAGCGATATTTAACGAATACTCAATTGATAGATCGGCTGAGGGTAGCGATCCCAGAGGGCGACAGAAAGAGCAAACCTATTTATGCAGATTCAGCAGAGCCGGCAAGAATAAAAGAAATCGAGGATGCTGGTTTCTTAATCTATCCGGCAAATAAGAACGTTAAGGACGGTATTGACTTTTTAAAAAAATATAAATTATACTCTTTGCTAGAAAATGTTAATGTGAATAGGGAGTTTCCTAGATATAAATATCGCAAGGATAGGAATAATATAGTTTTAGATGAGCCAGTTAAATTTGATGATCATACTCCAGACGCTGTAAGGTATGGGATATATACGCACTGCATGAAGGGAGAAGATTTTGCTGGATTCTATGGTGAAGATTGGCGATGAATATAAAAAAGATTTTTAAGAACATAGCGAATGTCCAATTTATGAGGGCAAAGGTTGCCAGCCAAAAGGGACGGGTTACAAAACTAGAGAATCAGGTCCATAAACTCCAGATGTTAATTAAAGATGATATTCTGAGTTTGGTCGAGAAAACGACAACATACAAAGGCAACGAATATACTTCCTATTCCCAGGCAATCACAGAAATAAATAATAAATATAATGGAACTGCCGACTGGGGAGTTTTGCAAACGGGGGCTATCATTGATTTGAGGGCTGCATTTATCATAGGGGAAGGGATTAAGGTTGTTCAAAAGGGTGAAGAAGATGCAAGCATTGAAATAGCATGGGCAAATAAGTTTCTTGAATATAATCAACTTGATAAGGAAATGGCCCAGGAGTTTGCAAAGGAAGCAGAAATAGAAGGGAAGATTGCGATTAAATTGGCATCTGAAGAAACCGAGATTATAGAAAATGGAAGAGCAATTCCAGATGTAAAAATATCTTCTCGTTATATTAGTTGGCTGGATAAAGGATATACAATAAAAACAAGTCCTCAAGATTATATGGATTATCAGCAATTGACATGGAAGCCAAAGGATAAAGATAAGCCTGAAATTCTTGAGGCTAACGAATTTGTTTATAAGAAATTTGGCGGGCGGATTAGCGATCCGAATCAGGCAGCTCCCAAGATATTAAAATGTTTAACAGAGATCGATTCATTAAGCAAGGCACTTAGGGATTGGCGGGAAATAGACAGGATATTTGCATCGCCTATTCTAGCGGTAGAATGCCCAGATACAGAAGCAGTCAAATCTACGAAAGAAGCTTTAACTGATAAGAATTGGAAAGTAAAAAAGATGTTCATTGCCAGAGGAAAACTCTATTATGCCCAGTTTGATATGGGTGGGGTAACTTCGATTGAGAAAGAAATCTTAACACTTGCCAAGATGATTAGCGGAACGACCGGGATTCCTGTTTCAGCTTTAGGATTGCCTGAATTAATGAGCAATCGGGCTACAGCTGAAAACCTCATGGAATTTGTTTTATCTGCCACGACAAAGGAACGCCAAATTTGGAAGGGTGCATATGAGGAGATAATCAGAAAAGCGATGGTCATGTATAATGAACTTATCTATCAAGGCTTGAGTCAAGAGAGGAAGTTAAATCCAGATAGAATTAAGGTTGAGATTCCGCAGATAACAAAAGATCAGTGGGAACATCTTGAAAGGATATTCCTTCCTGGGTGCATAGCGGGCAAGATATCGGATGAACTTTTCCTTGAGAAGATACCGGGCGTGAATGCGGAAAAAGAATTAGAAAGGAAACAAGCAAAGGAAGGAAGTGAGTTTGAGAGAATAAAAGCTGAGAATGAGGATTTAAAAAACAAGAACATAGAGAAAGATTTATTTGGAGGTAATCAAAATGTCCCCGTTTCCAAATGAGCATTCATGTGAGCTTCCCTTCCCTGAAAAGCCTATTAGGATAACAAGTGGGGAATTGAAACATAATGGAAAAATATTTAGAATACTTTATGGCTTTCTTAAAGGTGGAAGCTCAAAGGCATATGCCTATCGCTATCCTAAAGAGTCGTGGACTGTATCCGAGGCAAGGGTGCATTGTCAAGAGCATGATGGTAAATTTATAGCAGCAAAGGAGGATTAATGAAACAAGATTCTGAGAAACGATCTATTGCAGGTTATGGTGATAGTCTATTTATTTTAGATTATCATTTGGGTTATTTATCGACTATTACTATTTCTCCAAAAGTATGGGTTTTATCAGAACAAGAAAGAGATGCTGAATTGGCTTTATTAATCAGACTTCTTTTAACAGAGAAAATAAAATATTAAGGAGGATTGAATGATAACAACAGCAAAACAGAAACCATTGGATAGACTGAATCCGAAAACGCCTTTCAAGATGATAACGACAAAGAGCATTAATGTTGTCCCGAAGATAATAAAACCACCCATTCGAGAAGGCAAGAAGCCATTCATGTCCACGAATATAATGGATCCTGAAAAATTGACAAGAATGGAAAAATATGCTCAAGTAATGGAGGAGAAGAAGGCATTTAAAGAACAGAAGGAAAAAGAGAAAGAAATAATAGAGAAAAAAGCGATTGAGGAAAGGATGGCAAAGGCAAGGGCGGCAAAGAAAAAGAAATGAAAAAGCGATATCTTGATTGGCTTATGAAACGGAGAATAAAACAAACGATTAAGATATTACGGAGAGTAGATAAATTAATGGTTGCTATGAATATGCCTCATTGGAAAAGAAAGCAGATATGGCGGGATTTTATTAAATCACAGACGGGGCGTAATGTCATTATAAATTTTCTTAATGGAACTACCACATGAGAATATTGGCAAAGTTACAGAATATGGCATCCTCCGAGATATTGAATATTATCCCATATGATATTTATGCAGAAATAAAACAGCGAGATCCAAAGCCTTTATTTCGAGCCTATGTAATAGGACATGAAGGCGACGCGAAAGGAAAAATTGTCGGTGCAGGCTCTAAAATCCTCACTTGGTTTTCTTCGGCAATAAATAAATTATTTAATAAACTTCAATATGGAACGAAAATATTGTTAGGCCATAATGTTGATAATACGCTTGAAGGCCGGAATCCGATAGGCGAACTTGTAGGGAAAACAATTAAAACAATCAAGGACAAAATAAATGCCATAGCAATAACATATATTTATCCTGAGTTTAGGAACTTACCTTTGGATGTAGCCTCAATAGAGGCAGATATAACATTAAATCAAGATGGCAGCGTCCATGATGTTGACGTTGGCGATATAACGGGAATTGCATTAGGCAATTCAGCGATAGATAAACCGGGATTTCCTGGAGCCACTCTATTGAGTCAGCTTCAGGCGTTCGCGGATAGAGACACTACTCAATTCAATGAGGGAGGAAAAATGCCGACTTTGCAAGAGATAAGGGATTTTGTTAGCAAAGAGGGGATAAGTCCATCCGATGTATTCGGAAGGGAAAAATTAACTGATGATCCTATTGTTAAAGGTTATGTTGAGGAAGAAAGAAAAATAGCCTCTACTGGCGAATGGGTTCATCGAGACAGGACAGATAAAGCATTCGATAAAGCCAGGAAAGAATGGGAAGAGAAGGAAAAGGAATACAAGAAGGAAATTCAGACAGGAAAAATTGAAGCATCAAAGATTAAAGCGGGTGAACTTTTTGTCTCAAAAATTAAAGAGAGAAAATTAGATGATAAGCAAATTAAATTCATCGAGAAAAAGAAAGCATCGTTCATTCCAATTGAACCAGAAAAGCTCGATAAGGAAGTTGACAAGTTCATGGATTCAACGCTTGAGGAGTATAAAGAGACCGCCGAAATCTTCGGACAAAAAATAGAACCAAAGCCTGAAAGAAAGGGCGGTGGCGAACCGTCTGAAGGTACGACCGAAGAAAATCCTTTCATTCCCTAATTAGAAAAAACTTCACGGCGAGTAGCTTGGTCAATTACTCGAGCGGAAAAAATTTAATTGACCAGGAATTCTAAGATGGGACAGTTTTTTAGAACATCGACGCCGATGGCAGATTGGCGCAGTTTTAAGTTCACCCATGCGGAGCAAGGTGTCACCTATTATGAAGGATACCTCTATAAAATCCATGACACAGTTGGCGTGCTTTTCCTGGATATCCAATATGATACGGCTGGTAATAAGAAAGATAAAGAGATTGTTGAAGGTGACGAGGGAGTGTTGGTCTATCATATTGAGAAGGTTATGGTTTATAAAGAACATGCTACAGGTGATGCGTTTCTTCCGGGTGACAAGGTTTATTGGGATGGCGTACAGGGAAATCCTGTTACTCCAAATTATGCGGCTGGATATTACTGGATTGGAATTTGCGTAAAAGCAGCAACTCAAGCAGACCTTGATGTCATGATCGATCTTAAGGGCGACAAGGCATCATTGACTCAACCCTTATAAGGAGTAAAAGATGAAAGAACTAATTTTAAATTGGGACAAAACTAATTTTGAAAAGTTGTTTGTAGAGAAAGATAAAAAGCATCAAAAGGATTTAATGCAGGCATTGAGATTTCTTATAGCATTACCAGGAGGGGCATTGCCGGGAGGCAGCATTCCCAAAGAATTTAGGGGTGATGATGATATTTCGCGGAAATTCAAAGAAAAAAGAGCGATAATTGAAAAGGCACAACAAATGCGGTTTTTCACAACCTTAAACGACTTTCCTGCAAGTCCAAAGGAAGTTATCGACAAATTTCATGAATTGGCTATTTATGATAATTTCTGGGAATCTATTTTTGATACGCGTGATTATACTACATCTAGACGGGATGGTTTCTCTATGGTAACGAACCAAAGCGGATTGACTTTCAAAAAGATGCTGACTGGAGAAAAATTAGAAGTTTTCCAGATGTCGGGAGGCATTGAATATGTCTATTTCGATTATTACGGCGGAGCATTGAACTGGGATCGGAAACTTTTTGACAATCAGGACTATTGGACGATTGAAGAGAATGCTATTGAATTCAGGAATGAAGCGGAACGCATAAAAGCAGCAACATTCTATGCTTTGATTGAAGCAGTTTCTGGTGTGAAGGCGGATATAGCATGGCAGGCCGCCACTCCTGCAGGCTTGCCAGTAACTTCTCTTGGATATAATGCTGTTAGGGATGCGAATACACTGAATTTTGCAGCTCAGACAATCCTTTTGGCTTGCCAAACAAAAGGTTATGGGGTTACTGCAATCGGGACTCCGTTAATTGTTTTATGTCCAGTTCAACTTCGTGGACGTTTACGACAAGCTCTTGATGTTACACTTGCTAGTTATGGAGGCTCAGAAAAGCATATCGATTACAGTTTCCAATTGATAACCTCATTATTGTTGACAAACACAACTCATTACTGGGTTATTCTACCAAAGAGAAAGGCAAAAGCAGGAAATAGAATGGACCTAACCACATTCCAAGATTTCGATATGCTTTCGTATGTTGATACAGCTGCTGGTTGGATGGCATTTGGTGGGGCAATTGGGGATACTGATCAATTCGAGCGTTGCGATATAATTTAATAATTGCAAGAGGCAATTTACTTATTTGAATAGATAGATTTCTATATAGAGGGGAGGGTCTGGAAATCCTCCCCAAGCCTCTTAATTCATGCAAAGAAACGAGATGATTATTACTACGCGAAATAAAATTGTTAGTAATAATGTAGAGAGGACCGGCAGGAAAGTGAATAAACAACAGATTAAAGCCTGGAATTTTATTCGAGCGAAAAAGTTGGGAGAAACAACCGTAAAATATACGATGATCCCATATCCGCATACGAATGGGCGATATTTACACGAGGTATTAAAAGATGGCGAGTGGAAAGGGTTTAGATGCTTTATAATCGGAGGGGGCAAAAGTCTAAAGGATTTTGATTTTTCAAAACTTGACAATGAATTAACAATTGGGATTAATCGAGCTTACGAGAAACTTGATTGTAATATTTTAGTGTGTTCAGATGAACGACTTTATGGCTGGATAAAAGCTGGGAAATTCGGTGATGAATCAAGACGGAAGTTTGAATGTTTTAAAGGCCTTAAAGTTTGGGTAAACAACGATAATGAGATTCAGGACAAAGATATTTATACCGTTACAAGATTAAGTGATGCTTGGATTTCTGAGTCAATAAAACATGGATTATATCTGGGTGATAATACGGGTTTTGCAGCACTAAATCTAGCCATCTGTTTGAAGGCAAATCCTATTTATCTTCTTGGTTTTGACATGAAAGGCGCGAATGGTAAACAAGCAAATTGGCATGACGGTTATCCAGTCGAACAGGGAAGTGGAGTATATTCTAAATTTATAAAGAGCTTTGAAACGATTGCACCATTGATAAAAACAGACCTCAGGAATTTGCAGGTGATTAATCTTAATCCAGAATCAGAATTGAAATGTTTTGACTTTGGAAAGATTGAGGACATAACAGACTTCGGAAGCAAAGATCTATTGATAGATGGGCCTTATGGATTTGGGGATACGTTTTATTTACGTTCGCTTGTTCGGCACTTAGCAAAGAAGCATAGGGATATTTATGTTAGGACTACGTTGCCGGAAGTATTTTGGGACTTAAAGAATATTAAGTGTGTGCGCCCGGACTACAACAAAATGAGGACACAGCAAGAGCATATTGAGAAAATGGATAAAGAAAATAAATGGTCAAAGCGTCCCAAAGGCAAAGCGTTTTGTTCTTGGCAAGCATTAATTCAACCTTGGACTGTCAACGATGCTGGTTATAAATCATTAAGCAAGCGTGGGAATGAAAGCACAAGTGAATTTATAGAGAATGAATATTCGATAGGTGACTACGATTTTTCGTTTCCGGTAAAACGAGAATGGTTAAAAGAGGCTAGAAAAGAGCTTGATTTATTGAATACGAAAGGAAAGAAAATCTGCATTATCAGGCAACCGACGACAAGAAAGGAATGGAATTGTTCTTCCAGGAACCCAAAGATAGAATATTTTCAGATGCTTATTGATAAGCATAAAGACGATTACTATTTTATTTCGATAGCAAATAATAAGGAAGGAGAGGAATGGTTTGAGACAGAACTCAAGGGCATAAACAAGCGGTTCGATAAAGGGGAATTATCCTTAACAACAATATTTGGGCTGATAAAGTTATCGGACATGATGATTACTTACCCGGGTTTTTTCTCGGTTGTGGCTGCGGCTGTTAAATCAAAATGCTTTTGCATGTTCGGCGGATGCACAGGTCCAGAGGTTATTTTTCACAAAAACATGGGTCTAGAAAACTTTGAGATTGTTTCGCCAGACCCATTTTGTCATTGTATGCTTATGGAACATAATTGTTATAAAGAAATTCCAGAAAGTGTAATATTAGAAAAGTTTGCCAAACTAAAAGATAGAGGAAAGAAACTAAAGAAAGTGATTGTCGGCGTGCCACCCGGCATTGGTGACATTCATTGGATTATGACAATCCTGGAATCATTCAAGGAAAAGAACTGCATTGATAAATTAAAAATAGTAGCTAACTTGGCAGCAAAGCCAGACCACAGTTATACATTGGAATATTTAAAATTAATTCCTTTTATAGATTCGGCTGAAAGAATTGATGAACGAATTCCATTTAAGTTCTCAATAATAGGTGGAGATGGGACGCCTCTGCAAAAAGATAAAGCCGGGTGTGATTATGTTATCGAATTTAATTCACCACTTGAGACTAATACAGAACTTAAAAATATCCTTCCGGAGTATGATGTTGACTTCAATTATCCGATTGTTTATCCTTCCGAATCAAAGAAGTTTGCTGAGGAAATCAAGAAAAAGGTTGGTGGAAAATTATATCTTCTCTATACTTCTTCAATAGAAGGGAATGTGCGCTGGGCGGATAACTGGAAAATAGAAAGTTGGATAAATTTGGCTACGAAGATTTACAATTCAACAGGTTGTCAGCCTGTTCTTGTCGGTGCTGATTGGGATAAGGATTATGCGCAATTACTTATAGAGGCAGATACGAAAAAGATAATCTATGATTTAACAGCAAAGACAACTTTACCTCAGACTTTAGCATTAATAAGAGAATCAAATTTTCTGGTAGGCTTTTTGAGTGGGTTGACAATGATGGCGGTTAGATTCCAAAAGCCTATTGTTTCGTTCTGGATGATAAAAGGAATTACACAGAAAGGTCATGTAAATAAGGCCTTCATGCGCACATGGACGCCTCCGGATGTAGATGAACATGGATATATGCCCTACGTTTATGGAGAAGAGAGAACGAATCCCGATAATATTTTCAAGGCATTGGGGAAATATCTATGAACGCTCAAGGTGAAACTGTAATCGGATTGCCTCCTGGAATAGGCGATATTCATTGGGTGATGATTAAAATGGAATCATTCAAGAAGAAAAATAATATAACAAAAATAAAGGCAGTGATGAATTTAGATATGAAAGGGCGAATGCCAGAACATCCAATGTTTCTATCTGGTTCAAAGCACGACTATTCGTTGGAGTTTTTAAAATTAGTGCCATTCATTAATTCAGCGGAAACAACAGAGGAAAAAATTCCATTCGAATATGCGCTTGCGGGCGGCTCTGGCAATCCGCTAATTATAGGAAAAGATGGTTATGATTATCTCATTGAATTTAATTCTAGTCTTGAGAACTGCATAAAGCTTGCAGACATTTTGCCTGAATATGAACCGAATTGGGATTATCCATTATTCGAGCCGATTGATTCAAAAAGAAGGGCAGAGAATTTGAGGGACAATATAGGTGGAAAGATTGTATTATTATTTACTTCGAGCAAAGGTGGGAACGAGAATTGGGCAAAACAATATTGGACAATAAACGATTGGATGGCTCTGGCACGAAAGATATATGAGGAAACGAAATGCAAGCCGGTTTTAGTTGGGGCTACTTGGGATGATGATTATACAAATCAACTATTTGAACTAGATAAAGAAAGAATACTTTATAACATAGTTGGCAAAACTACAGTGGCGGATTTGTTTGCAATCATAAGAGAGGCGAGTGTTTTGGTTTCTTTTAATTGTGGGCTGGTAAATATGGCAACAAAATTCAAAGTGCCGGTTGCTTGTTTTTGGTCGATTAAAAGCGAGACGGCTAAAGATGGAGTGTTTAAAAGAGATTTCACAAAGTCTTGGCTACCACCTTGGGCTGAGGATGTCGGATATACAGCATTTGGGTTTGGGGATGAAGACGCAACGCCTGATGGGTTGTTTTCCACTATAAGGAAATATTTATGAGGAAACGACATGAAAACTGCTTTTGGTTTTATTGGCCTTGCGTTCAATACGAGAAAGATAAAGTGCCAACAAGAAAGCACGGTTTATGTAATCATAAAAAAAGACCAGCCAGATATGAAGCTGTTCATTCAAAAGGAAAGCCTTGTAAGTTTTGGGAAAGGCAGAGATTTGCTGAAGAGTCAAAAGGAATAGAATTATAATGGAAGAGATAATAAAAGAATTAATGGATAAGGATTTTATGTGGTTTCCTAAATATCAGATTGGCTATAGCCCAATGACTAATTGCAGAATGTATGATGATGATTATTTCAATATCTATGTGGAAAGGGAATCGACAGAATTAGGTAAAAAACTCAATACTTTTAGAATAAATCTGGTGAATGAATATATCAAAGGGAAAGTGTTAGATATCGGGATAGGCAGTGGGTTTTTCGTGCGCGCGCGAGGCAATTGTTTAGGATATGATGTTTGCCCAAAAGCTATAGACCAACTTAAATCAAATGGACTTTGGTATGATCCTTATAAAGTCAAACAGATAGACCATAATATTGAAGGAATAACTTTTTTTGATAGCCTTGAACATATAAGCAAACCAGGCCTTCTATTAAGTAGGATGAATAATCAACATGTTTTCATATCAATGCCAATATTTGAAAATCTTGATCATATCCTCAAGTCTAGGCATTTCAAACCGAAGGAGCATTGCTATTATTTTACTATGCAGTCACTTCTTAATTATATGAAAATGTATAGTTATAAAGCAATAAGAATCCAGGATGATGAGACAAGGTTAGGAAGGGAAAATATTATGAGTTTTGTTTTCAGGAGAGCAGAATGACAGGAGAAAAAAAGACAGTTCATTATAAAAGGAGAAAATAAATGCCAGTAGCAGAATTGGGTTGGTCAACCTTGGCTGAGGCTGTGGCATATTTTGCCAATGAAAGATATGTCACTACTCATTGGGATGCAACAACAACAAATGATTTAAAAAATAAAGTCTTAAATATGGCTTATAATAGAATTCATTATTGCCCGGATTATGATACGCCCGCGAAGGCTGACGCAACAGCGGCGCAAAAAATATTTCTGATTAAAGCTCAGGCAGAGATGGCATATTATTTTTGTCTGCATTTGGCGGACGAGGATAGGCGCATGGGACTTCAGTCTCAAAATGTTATCAAAGCTGGAATCGTTAAAGAAGATTACTATGCAGAAATGCTTAATAACTTACCTATTCCAGCAATAGTTGACAATCTATTGGCGGATTTTAAGACTGAGATATCAATGGCAATGATTGACATCGATAGGGATGAAGATGAAAGTGTGGATACGGAGGTTGATGAATTCTAATGGCTAAAGGATTAGGGCTTATCCCTGAGCGAGCAGAGGTAACCGAGATAAGCAAATACTATGGTGTTATGGGCAAGATGATTAAAGAAGAACTTGTGAAATTGATCGCTGATGATTATCAAGAATTGAAAGCAATTGCTGTGCAGAAAAAGGTTGATACTATCGTAAACAATATGAATAAGTTTGTCTTTAAATGGTCAAAGCGGGCAATACCTAAAGCCTATAAGGATTCATTCGTAAAATCTAAAATTGCTTTGAATATTTTAGGCGCCCAAAAGAATAATTTTTATAATCCAAAGAAACATCTGGCGACGATTGAGCGTTTCCAGGAAGCCACAGCAAAGGATTATGTTAAGGCAAATCTAAGTATTAAGACAAATATTGCAACGTATATCTATTTATTGAGACAGGCATCGAAGCAGATGGTTCAAGTCCAAGCTTTCGATTTGAGAGACGAAGAGGTTATTTCGAGATTGCTTGATGAATCAATTAAAGTAGGAGAATCTAGGCAAAGTTTAATGGCTTTAATCAGAAAGCATTTTGGGCGGGAACTTTATGAGCAGAAATTTATCAATATAAATGGACGGAATTATAATCTGATTTCCTATGCTGAAAATGTGGCAAGAACAAGGTTGAGGGTTATCCAATCTGAGGCTACTAAAAACTTATGCGAAGAATACGATAATGATCTTATTGAAGTAAGTGATCACGGGACAATCTGTGAAATATGTAAACCATTTGAAGGGAACGTTTATTCTATAAGTGGTTCGACTCCTGGATATGATACTCTTTCAGAAGATCCGCCTTTTCATCCTCAATGTGAGCATAGTATAAGACCGACATCTGAGATAGCAATAAAATGGAGGGAATCGCATTAATGTTAGGAGTATATGCGGTTGATAATTTTTACATTGTCCGTTCGAGCGGAGATGATATCTGGGGCGAACCGTTACCCGTAACCTTAGAGGCTGTAAGTGGATATATTGAATGGGAGACAAAGCTTGTCAGAAACTTTGCCGGTGAGGAAGTAGCATCCAGGGCAAGTATTTTATTGACTTATGACGGGACGATTGGACATCTTGATAAGGTTAGAATAAGCGGAATTGATTATCCGATAATCGGCCTAGCTCCGGACAAAGATTTTTCTAATGTCGGGATAACGATTTTTATAGCGTGAAATAAAATGGCAGAAGAAAATTTCAAGTTAGACACGAGGGATTTTGACATCAAGTTTGATGACTTGATTAAAAATGCCATTCCTGGGGCTGTATCTAAAGGTTTATTTATCGCGGGAAGTGAATTACTGAGGATGGCCATAGAAGAAGCGCCTCAATGTCCGAAGGATATTGGTGATTTGTGGGGATCGGGAGGCGTGAAAGTAATTGATGATGAAAGCGTTCAGACTTATTTCAATAGTGTATATGCGGCATACCAGCATGAGCAGGAGCCCGGGAAATTTAATTATACAACGAATAAGGGAGCATCGCATCCTGGGCCAAAGTTCTTATCATCAAAAATGATTAGGCACAAAAATGATCTTATGAATCTAATCGCAGAGGCAATTAGGAAATTATCGAAATGATCAAGGAAATTTCAAGTTTCATTTCTACAAAGGCTGTCCTAACAATAGGGGCAAATTTGCATGTTGGCCATCGGCCTTTAGATGCGCCAGACAGATGTTCTGTAGTTTTAGAAACAGGCGGAGGGGAAACTTTCTTCAGTTTAACAGATAGAATAGATAAGCATATTCAAATATTAACCAGGGCATTGACTTATTTTACAGCCCGGGATGATGCCTGGATAATCTATAAAGCATTGATAACTAATTTTGCTTATGGATCGGCTAACTGGGATTTACCAATTATTATTGCAGGCAAGAAATATACGGCAATGGTAATTGAGGCAACGTCCGATCCTACTTATATTGGACAAGATGAAAAGGGAAGGTTCGAATTTACTATGAACCTAATCTTTCGCTTAAAAAATACAGATTTATGAGTTCTTAGGAACTCAGGAGGTAGAAAATGCCAGTATCACCAAATTTTGATTTAGGACCATGTTCGGTAGTTTGGGACCCGACAGGTGCGAATTGTGAACTCAATCCAACGTTTGGGGCAGTTAAATTCCATTGGGAAGAAAAAGATGCAGATATTTTTGAAGATGAACAAGGATTGACACCAGTTGATAGCGTAACGACAGGTGCAGTTTGTGAACTCACGATTCCTATGACTAGAAATACTTTACACAAATTACAGTATGTTTTCCAGCGGGCGGTTTATGCGGCAGACCACATTTACGTTTCTAATCCAGTGGGGGAAAGCAAGTTTGCCAATTCAAAGTTGATGCTTGTAAAGCCAATAGTCAATGGAGTTGTTTCAGTTCTTACGAAAGAATGGCTCTATATTCTTAGGGCTTCTCCAAAGGTTAGCCTTGACCAAGTTTATGACAATTCCACACAACGAATAGTTAATGTTGTTTTTAAGGGTTATCCAGACACGGTTACCGGACAAATCGGCTTGATGTGGAGATTTGGTTTATAATTCAGGAGGGATTATGGACAGATTTGTTTTAGACACTAGGAAAAGTCTTTATGCCCCAGTGGAAGTTGAAATTGATGGGAAAGTTTTTCAGACAGTAAAAATCACACATGCAGTAAAAGCCGAACTGAGAAAGTTAGAACTTGAAATTCCCAAAGGAAATGAAAAAGCACTTTTTGAATGGGTAAGTTTTATGTTCAATCTCGAAAAGGCAATTCTTGAGAAGTTAGACGTTCGAGAAGTTGAAGACATTTATCTTTATACAGTAAAGAAGTTAAGGGAGACTGAATCAGAAAGAATGAAGCGGGAATTTAATGTCATGGAAAAGCAGATTGAAAAGTTGGGGATTAAGAAACAAGAGCCAGAATTAAAAAACCTGAAGAGGCCTGGAAGAAAAAAGTAATCTTGATTGCTGAGGAATTCCCAGGCCAATTCCCCGCTGAAGAACTTTACAATCTTGACTACAGAGATGAGGATAGGTGGTGGATAGAGGCTAGAAAGAAAAAACTGAGGGGAGAAATCTCTCAAATTTATTTAACTAATTTGGCTTTTTCTGGTGGTGAGATGGCCAATGAAAAGTTGCGAGAATTAAATGATGAACTCGCAGCATGGGAGGGAAAGGATTTGAAAGAGGAGAGGGCTGTGTCTGCATGGGAATGGTTAGGAATTAAGGGGAGAGGATAAAATGGACGTAGGGAATATCGTTGCTACACTTACACTAAAAAAAGGCGAATGGGATTCGTCTATCGCCGCTGCCAAAAAAGATAATAAAGATTTAGGCGGATTCGTCTTAAATAACGAGGCTTCTTTCAAGAAGATGGGGACCGCCATGACCGTTGCTGGAGCAGCTGTAGTTGGAAGCATTGGTATGATGATAAAAAGTTATGTTACTGCCGGTGATGAAATAGATAAGATGTCAAAACGGACTTCGTTCTCTGCAACCTCTCTAAGTGAACTTAAATATGCCTTAGATATAGCAGGTGGAAGCATTGAAGGTTTAGAGACGGGCATAAAAATAATGTCCAATACGATTGTTGATGCAGACAGGGGATTAGCTACCGCAAAACTTGCCTTTGATGATTTAGGGATTTCAATAGAAGATTTGAAGGGGTTAAGTCCAGAAGAACAATTTTTTACTATTGCTAATGCCATAGCTGGAGTAGAAAATCCTGCTCTGCAATCTGCCTTGGCTGTCGATATGTTTGGGCGCTCGGGAACTCAATTGTTACCACTTTTGAAGGAAGGAAGTGTTGAAATAGATAGGTTGCGGAAAGAGGCACATACTTTAGGAATTGTATTTGATACAGAAGCAGCAGCAAAGGCAGCCAAACTAAAAGATGCACAAGAAAAATTAAGTGCATCAATAAAAGGAGTGGGATTTACAATAGCCCAAACCTTAGTGCCACCACTTACCTCTTTAGTTGGTAAAGTATCAGATGTTATTGTCAAGGTTCAAGAATGGACAAAAGCTCATCTAGAATTGACTAGTTGGATAACCAAAGGGGCGTTAGCTATAGGCGGATTAATGATGGTTTTAGGGCCGCTTATGATAGCGTTACCGACATTAGTTAAAAGTTTTGGATTATTAAAGGTTGCTTTGCTTCCAGTAGGGACTGCTGCAATGGTAGTAGGGTCGGCTATTGGGGGATGGAATTTAGGAAAATTGATTGGTGAAATGCAATTATTTGGAACATCAATCAATACTTACATGACAGATAATTTCAATAAATTATTTAATGTTATGGGTTTATATAAAGGGTCGGCAGAGAAGGCGACGGACGCTGAGGTTTTATTAGCTACTGCCACAAAAATTGCTGGCGAGGAAGTAACGAATAAAGCCAAAGCGATGGAAATAATCAAGCAGAAGTATGCGGAAACTGGAACTGTTGGGAATAAAATGCTTGATGATTGGGCAAAAGGAGCAACAGAAGCAGACAAAACACATTCAGCTCTTATGATGACAGTTGCTCAACAGACAGAAAAAATCATAGACAATAAAGAAGCAATAAAAGCTGCCAAAGAAGAAACCGAGAGGCTAACAAAAGAACTCGGATTAACTTTCGCCTCAGATATTCGAAACAAAATAAGTGATATAGAAAAGGGTTTAGCATTATTTGGGGATGCACTTCCAGTAGATAAAGTACAAGAATTAAGAAAAGAATTAATTGAGCTTAGGAACAGTCTAATTAAAGAGTCTGACCTTCCGCCTTCAAGGGAATGGATAGATTTAATTGAGAATGCTCCTTCTCAGTTAGAGACGGCGATTTCAGCTCAGACAAGTTTAGGGCAATCTATATGGGATATGCAGATGCCCCTTTTGGCTGTCTCTGAACTTCATAGTGATGTTTATAAAGGAATAGGAGAGGAAACCAAAGAAATCGGGTTTGATTGGGAAGGCGTGTCAGAAGACATCTCTAGATATTGGCAAACAGGTATTGCCGATATGATTGCTGGCACTTCCTCATTCGGGGATTTTGTTAAAAATAGCATAAATATTGTTGGTGCTGGAGTTGGATCAACGTTGGGAAAAGCTGCCACCTCGGCTCTATCTGGATTAGGAGCGATTGCTGGCCCAATCGGCAGTGTTGTGGCTGGCGTTGCAAGCGCTGTTTTGCCTGCGGTAGGCAGTCTTTTAGGAATAAAATCTAAAGCTGAAAAGCAAGCCGAAAGTTTGGCTAATCAACAGAAGGCTTGGAATGATGCCATTGGTCATACACAAGATTTGCTTAGTGACTTAGGGCCGATATCAAAAAAAACGTCCGAACAGATTAATGAAATGGCCAAAAACATGGCTGGATATATTGCCGTAGATTTAATGTTTTCATCGATAATAAAAGACGTTGGCGTAAATCAAGAAAATGTAAATGAATTATGGTCAAGAGCTACGGACATCATCGGCCACATGACCAATGGAGAAATCTCGGCTGTAGACGCAACAAAATCCTTAGATGCAAGTTTTGGGTTGTTATTGGAAGGTACGAAAGAGCTTGGAGAAGAAGGCTCAGCCGCAATGGTGCAATTTATTCTTAAAGTTAGAGAATCGGGAATTGAAGTAAAAAGTGTGACCGAGTATGTAATTTCTGAACTCGATCGCATTCCAAAATCTCTTGAAAGTTTAATCCTCACACAAGAAAAAACAGGAGATTCTATTGAAGGATTAGAATTAAAAACACTTGCAGCATTCAATGCAATGCAAGCTTCTGGAATGAATTGGACAGATATTGTCCACAATATGAGTCCTGCAATTAATGCTCTTCGAGATCGAATGGAAGCGACGGGAAATACCGGATCGGAAGCTATACAGAAATTATTTAAAATCGCAGAAGTTACAGATAAAAATAAAGAACTTTTTGATGCTATTCAAGCAGAAAATGAAATTATGGAAGCACTAGGAAATACGGGTTTTATGACTCAAGAAATATTTACTTCTTTTACGGATACAGCACAAGATCAATTTAAAAAACTTCAAATTGAATTTGGAAATAATGATGATGCTTTGCGTGCAATGGGTCCAACGCTTCAAAATATTTATGATTATGCTAAAACCTATGGAATTCAAATTGACGATAATACAGCTAGTCTTATAGATCAGGCAAATGAACTCGGAATAGTAAAAGATGTTCAAAAAGAAAATATTGAAGAACAAGAAAAACTATTTGATAATCTTGGTGATCGTATAGCATCCATAATGGATGACGTCGGAACAAAAATAAGTTCTTCAATAACCGATGCTTTTAAAAATGCTTTTAGGGCTGCCGAAAAATCAGCAGAATCTTCAGTGAGTACTTTAAATAATGTTTTTAGTGAATTCAATCCAATTATAGACATAGAATATGATTATCCAGATTTGACTTTACCAAAAGGAAAAGGATCTGTTTCTTATGAACAACATGGATTTGAGGAATTAGTCACGCGCCCAACTTATTATAATTTTATTGCTGGTGAAGCTGGACCTGAATTGGTAAGTGTTAAAAATAGAAGTCAGATGCAAGAAGCAGGAATGATACCTCAACAGAATAAACCTACAAATGTCATAAATCTATATCTTTCAAGTTGGGATAGTAGAGATACGGAACGATGGGTAAGAGGAGAAGGGAAAAATATGATAGTTGATTTATTCAGACAGAATACTGGGGGCATTTCAGAAAAAACGGAAACATATCTTAAAACATATAGGAAATAATAATGGGCAATATAGCATATTTTCCTCTGGAAGATGACTGGTTTGAAGACCTGGGAGCAGCTGCAATAACCGTTTTAACTGAAGATACTGATTATCCAAAGACCAAATTGCAGTCAATCGAGATGGCGGATACCGCCAGAGCAATCGATCCAGGAGGGGGAGTAAAGATACGTTTTGACCTCGGTTCAAATAGGATCCCTGGCTATGTGGCATTATTAAACCAT